AATTGGTTGGACAAAGAAAATTGTAAACAAACTATTCGTGAAATGGAAAATGCCAATTGGCAACAGCATGTGTTTTATGATGTGCATACCGGAACAAATAATACAAGAAGCGGAAGTAAAGAGTTGGATGTTGCTTGGGGGAAAAATTTGTCAACACAACCTTATATCATGCAGAGAATATGGGAAGCATATAAAGAATATTTGACACATTTAAATTTTCCTTGGTTTGATAGTTGGAAAGGATACTCAGAAGTTCGATTTAACATGTATAAAGAAACTAGAGTTATGGCCGAACATTGTGACCATATTCATTCCATGTTTGATGGTGAAAGAAAAGGCATTCCAACAATGACTTTTTTAGCGGGACTAAATGATGAATACACCGGTGGCGAACTTGTAATGTGGGGTGATGAAGTAATTCCAATGGGAGAAGGAACCGCAGTTATATTTCCGTCTTGTTTTTTATATCCACATAGAGTTGAACCAGTGACGACAGGAATAAGATATTCTTGTGTTTCTTGGGCTTGGTAATTACTAAATATAATACTGGCACCACACACTCGCCAGTATAACACACACAGGAGAAAACTATGTCAAACATGACACCTTTTGAAATCCGTCTGGATTTATTGAAAATGGCTCAGAGTATGCTTGAAACCGATTATTACGGCAAGCGTGAGCAAATCGCAAACGAATACGCTACAAAGTGTGAGGTTGCGAAAATACATGGAAGTGAAATACTGGCCCATCCAGGATTCCCTCCATATCCTAGTGAAGCTGATATTATTGCCAAAGCGCAAATTCTAAACGGCTTCGTTTCACAAATCCCCAACAATACACAAGAAAAGACTAGCAAAAAGTCCACCTGATACGGGATTGGACCGCGGATTTTAGCATCTGCGGTCCTTAACTAATTAAGGAGAATTATGCAGGTTCGCATATTAATTACCTCTGTTGTTGCATTTATGATTTTGAGTTTTAGTGTTGCTATGGCAAATTTTGAAAGACCAAGTATGCCATACAAAGCATATTACAACAACTTAACAGAAGATACAAAAAAAGAAATTGAATGTTTAGCGGAAAATATTTACTTTGAAGCAGGTCACGAGCCTGATATAGGTAAAGTTGCCGTAGCATTTGTCACCATCAATCGTGTAAAAAGTAGTCGCTTTGAATCCGATATTTGTAGTGTCGTAAAACAAAAAATGGCAGGTGTTTGCCAATTTTCATGGTACTGCGAAGAAAGACCTAAGGCAATGTCGCAAGGTAAGGTCTTGACAAATAGTAACAATTCATTGTATAATAACATTAGAAATTTGGCAATATATGTTTATGCTAACTATGAAAGAATTGAGGACCCAACACACGGCGCTCTATTCTATCATGCAGATTATGTGAGTCCAAAATGGAAAAACATGGAAAAAACAGCAGTAATAGGCAGACACATTTTTTACAACAGAAAGGACTTAAAACAACTATGAACGCAAAAGTATCAGATTTAATTAAGTTAGATTCAACATTTGTTATTTGTTTGACATTAATTCTTTTAACCACAGTTGGAAGTATGTCGTATTATTTCATTAAAGATAGAACATTAATGGCAGGAAATATTGACAATGCAATCGCAAAAGGAATTGATCCTCTTTCGGTTCGTTGTTCATATGCCAAGAGTGATGATTTAATTTGTGTTGCATTTGCGGCTTCAGCACAATCACATAATGTAGCATCGTCCGCTAAAAAATAAAAAAGGAGTTTTTGTTATGGCAGTTCAACAGTTGAGCATTAATCAACTATCGCAACCAGACCGTGAAAAGTTGTTTAAAATCGTAAAAGAATGTTCCGATTCAATGACACGAATCGAAGGTGAAAACGATTTTATTCGGGAGAGTATTGCAGAGACCGCAAAACAAATGCAATTACCTAAGAAACTGGTTGCGAAGTTGGTGAGAGTTTATCACAAGCAAAACTTTGATGAAGAAGTTGCTGTGAATGAACAATTTGAAAATCTATATGAAAGTGTGGTGAAATAATGTCTAAATTTACTTTTGTTTGTCAGGAAGAATCTATGCCTTTTGTGCATAGCATTCAATCTAAAAGAACCGTTGAGTTTAATGCGGAAACATTGGATGATATTTTGAATGAGTTTGAAATGTTCTTGCGTGGTGCAGGATTTCATTTTGAAGGTCATTTGGATTTCGTAAATGAAGATGATTTTATTCAATTTGAAAATGAAGAAGATGACCTCGAAGAATCAAATCAACGATGGGCATCAACGGTTCATTCATTGATGAATCCTCCTAAATTTCGTGCCAATGCAACCACTTGCGAAGTGTGCGGATTGAACAAAGAAATGATGGCAACACATCATTGTTATGACGATAATTGTCCTGTTCACGCACCACAATCAGTATGTAAAAGTGAGGAATAATGCCAACAAAAGATGAAATGGCGAAGTTTGCCAAAGCCATTGACGCTCTTGTTTCCAAAACTGATTACAATCACATAGAAGCGATTGTAGAATACTGTAAACAAACTGGACTTGAAATAGAAGTGGCGGCAACATTAGTAAACGCCAATTTAAAATCTAAGTTGGAAGGTGATGCTATGGATAATAACATGTTGAAAGAGAAAAGTTCTCGTTTACCTTTATGACTGGTTATGAAACATTTGGAATATACGAATCTTTAAAACTACATTTCTCAAAGGACACATACGATTTTTTCAAATACAATGGTAAAACAAACCATTCGGTTCAGTCCTTTGAAAATCGTAAAGACAAGTATCATTTCTATAAACTTTCCCGAAAGTATACCAACAAGGATGCCTTAATAGATTTCTTGGTTGCCAACTTTCTGGAAGACGATAAAACATGGGTTGGTAAACTTTTAGAAGAAGATGCTGATATAAGATATCGTAATCGTCAAAAAGTCGTCCAAAGTCTTTCCTATGCGTTTGAGAATGATTGTAGAACAGTCTTTGAGAATCTAAGTGACCCAAATGAGGTCATCAAAACGGATGGCGATTACCCGGTATTATTGACAAAGGCATTACGCAAAGAGGTTACAATTGAAACTTTGGTGATACTGAATAAAATTCTAAATTTCTTTCCGATGTGGGATAAAAAAATCACCGATACAATTCGTTGGCCTGATTTTAGGCGTAAATGTGAAAAGTATGCCTCATTTTTACCACAAGATGTTGTAAAATTCAAGTTGATATTGAAAAAGGTTTTGGAATGAAAAAATTATACCTTGATATGGATGGCGTTCTCTCTGATTTTGAGGGTGCATTTTCTGGTCATTATGGACCTGACACCTTAAAGAACCGAGAAAAAAAGTTATGGACAGAAGAATGGCCTAATTTCATTTTAGAGAAAAAAGGATTCGAATCTCTTCCTTGGTGGCCAGGTGGCCAAGAAATGGTCAAGTTTGCAAAAGAACTTGCCAAGAAAGGGATTGAAGTAGAAATTCTGACTTCATCTGGTGGTGAAAAATATCACAATGAGGTGAAAGAGCAGAAGATTGCTTGGTTAAAGAAAAATGGTATTGCATTTAAACCGAATGTTGTGCCTGGTCGTAAACATAAGAGAGATTATGCAGGACCTGGCATTGTTTTAGTTGATGATACCTTAGATGTTATTCAAGCATTTAATAAAGCAGGCGGTATCGGCATACATCACAAAGATTTGGGCGATACTATTGAAAAAATAAAAACCCTGCTTGCATGAACACTAAATATAAGATACATTATGTTTATGTGAATAAGTCGTTTATATACCGTTAATACTCCGTTTATACGAAAGGAAATACAATGAGTAGTTTTGCAAATTTAAAGCGTGGTCGCAATGACTTCGCTAAACTCACAAAGGCTATTGAAGCCACAACTCAAACCGCTGAAAGCGGATCCAAAGAAGATACCCGATTCTGGCAACCTGAAGTAGATAAAGCAGGTAACGGCATGGCTGTTATTCGTTTTCTACCCGCACCTGCCGCTGATGGTGATGATGCTCTACCTTGGGTTCGTGTGTTCTCTCATGGATTTCAAGGTCCTGGCGGTTGGTTCATTGATAATTGTTTGACAACTATTAATGAGAAATGTCCAGTTTGTGAACACAACAATACATTATGGAATTCTGGCATTGAAGCAAATAAAGATATTGCTCGTAAACAAAAACGAAAACTATCTTATATTGCGAACATCTTGGTAGTTTCTGACCCTGCCAATAAAGAAAATGAAGGACAAGTCCGTCTTTTCAAATTTGGTAAGAAAATCTTTGATAAGATTACTGAAGCAATGAATCCAGATTTTGAAGATGAGAAAGCAGTCAACCCATTTGATATGTGGGAAGGTGCCAACTTCAAGTTGAAGATTCGTAATGTTGAAGGTTATCGTAATTATGATAAATCAGAGTTTGCGGAAGTATCTGCACTTTTTGATGGTAATGATGAAAAACTTGAAGCACTTTGGAAATCAGAACATGGTATTAAAGAGTTTGCTGAAAAGAAACAATTTAAACCTTATGAACAGTTGAAATCACGCCTCGACAAAGTTCTTGGTTTTGATGGTACTGCCTCTGCAACAAAGACCAAAGCAGTTGATTCAGTTGTTTCTTCAATTAAAGATGAAGATGTGTCCATGATTGATAAATCGATTGGTGATGATGAAGATTTGGACTATTTCAAATCTCTTGCAGAACAAGATTAAGTAATTAATCTCTTTCTTCCAACCCGGCCTTGCGCCGGGTTTTTAACTGGCGTTAACGCTTAGATTATTTGTTCTTTCTATATTCACAACAGAAGGATTTCCAACTTTACCTTGTTGTCTCTGTAACATAGCTAATTTGGAAGATTCTTTAGTTAATCCTAAAACTTCTCCAGTTTGTAAATCTTTGTCACTTAAAAAATTTCCATAATATTGGTCCGCAATCATTCTCACCGGCTTATCACCCATTGCAATAAGTGTTGGTGCTGCGGTTTTTAAAGGATCCCATGTGCTTTCTTTATGTTGGTTATAGTTATCTTTATTTCGATGTTCAAAATGTAAATGTGGACCTTTACTCTGTCCTGTATTACCCATGAGACCAATTATTGTTCCGGGGTCAAGTTCTTGACCCTTTTTAACATTGATTTCATCCAAATGACCAAAACGAAGGAACTCATTGTTTATTGCTAAGGTAATCATATTACCATAACCATTCACCATACCTGCATTAGTTACTTTTGCATAAGTTAAAATTTGAATGGGTGATCCACGAGGAATTCCCGCATAATCAACTCCATAGTGAAATTGAGGTGGCGCTAAAGTTCCATCTTTATTTTTAAATTGTCTCATTCCATATTTTGATGTTACTACCGCCTGGCCTTTAGTAGTTGGATATGTTACATTTTCATCACCAGAAGTTTTTTCCTTTTCTTTTTTAGGTTCTTGCACAGGAGTCTTTTTTGGAGGTTGAGGTGCAGGTGTTGGTGAAGGAGTAGGCGCTGGTGCAGGCGGCGCAGGAGGAACTATTGGTGGTGGAAGTTTAGATACTTTTTCTTCTTGTTTTTTAATTTCTTTTTGTCTTCCTGAAATTAAAACACCGGTTATTGGATCATAAACTTCTTCATCCAAATCCTTTTCTTTCCAATTTAATTTCTCTATTTTTTCTTTCCAAATACTTCTTCTTTTTACCAATGCCTCTTTTTTCACATTTAATTCAGAAATTTCACCATCAAGTTTAGTGCCATCATCTTGCAATTGTTTAACA